CAGGAGCCCAGTACGCCTGGATTGGAGCTTTGGATGATGGAGATGACAACAATCACGCTAATCGCAGGAAAGGCACACAACCAGCTAGAACTGGGTGGATCACGGCTCAGGATGTGACAGCCAACACTGGTTCTTTCCAGGCCTCCGACTCGCAAAAACTGTTCAGGCTTATTGCATTGGAAAGTGGCGAATGGGAGCAATCCAACCTTAAGATTTCCATTACAGAGATCAAGAGGTCAACTAACTTATCAGATCCATATGGTACTTTCACTGTTCTTGTTCGTATGGCTAATGATAGTGATAATGCTCTTCGAGTTGTTGAGAGATACTCGAACTGTAATCTCAATCCCAATTCTCCCAACTATGTAGCAGCCAAAATTGGTGATTCCTATTCGACATGGGATGATACTACGAGGAGATACAAGCACTACGGTACACATCGGAACCTTTCTAAGCACATTCGTGTAGATATGAATATCGATGTTGATGCTGGTGCTGGTAACTCGGATCATCTTCCATGGGGTTTTGTTGGAGCACCGAGATATACGAGGTTTGCTCTTAGTGGCGGTCTCGTGCAGTCTTCTGGAACTTTCGGAACATTTGGGCCCTCGACAGCGCATACGGCCCTTGGAGCGAACCCAGCTGGGACGCTCATGCTCAAGGGCTCTGGGACAATCCCGGGGAACGTTATTCCCGAATTTATTACGGATAGTGGCTCTATCTTAATGAATGGTGTCCCAAATAACTCTCTTCATGCTTACTTCTTCCCCGCCCCTCTTCTGAGGGTTTCTGAGTCAGAAGGTGGCGCACCTAGCCTGAAGCAGGTTTACTGGGGTGTTAAGACGAGCAAGGCCAATTCGACAGCTTTCGATGAGAGCTATAGAGACATGGTGCGAATGTTGTCTGCGGACTTGTATTCATCTGGAGATGCCACTATCGCGGCTCCGGTGGAGAATTCATACTACTTCACTCTAGATGATATTAGTTCTTCCGGTGATGGTTACATATATGTGTCTGGCTCCCGTCAGGCTGCCCTCTCCTATCGAGGGGCTGGCGGTTATTCGACCTTGCTGGATGCGGGTCTTGATAGATTTACGGTCGACCTTCACGGTGGTTTTGATGGGCTTGATATTACTGAGAAAGAACCGCTCCGCAACGGCCTTATCAATGCTGCGTCGGCCCCGAAAGATCGCACGAGTTATGTATACAACACCGTTAAGAGAGGAATTGATGCAGTCGCAGATGCTGAAGCGGTCGAATACAACTTGATGGTCGCCCCCGGCATTACCAACGAGGGTATTACGAGCCACATGATTAGTGTCTGTGAGGATCGCGGTGACGCCTTGGCGATTATCGACTTGGAGAATGTATCCGATAGTGGTGATTACACTCCTTTCACTGAGAACGCTAGTGCCCAATCTTCTCGAAAGGGAACCGTCGCGACTGCCGTTGACAGCTTGCGTGAACGAGCAATCAATTCGAGTTATGGGTGTACTTATTACCCATGGGTTCAGATTAAAGATACATCCACTGGTACCCGCGTATGGGTTCCGCCCTCGGTTGTTGCCTTGGGAACGTTCGCAAGTTCAGAGAAGAGATCTGAGCTTTGGTTTGCCCCCGCAGGCTTTAACCGCGGAGGCCTTACCGAAGGTGCTGCTGGTCTCCAGGTTGTCAATACGTCACTAAGACTGACAGCTGCTGATAGGGACTCGCTCTATGCTGCTAACATTAATCCGATTGCTACGTTCCCAGCAGAGGGTATCGTAGTCTTCGGTCAGAAGACACTGCAGGTTACGCCCTCGGCTTTGGATAGAATCAACGTTCGTCGATTGATGATTTTCATTAAGAAGCGGATTTCTAGAATGGCCGCGTCAGTTCTGTTTGATCAGAATGTGGCAGCCACATGGCAGCGATTCATCAGCAAGGCAGAACCGTTCCTTCGGAGTGTTAAGGCTAGATTCGGCCTTGACGAGTTCAGAATTGTGTTGGATGAGACGACAACGACTCCTGATTTGATTGATAGGAATATCATGTATGCGAAAATCTTCTTGAAGCCCACCAAAGCTATTGAGTTTATCGCACTTGACTTCACGATCACAAATGACGGGGCCGCTTTCGCAGATTAATAGTAGATGGTTTTTATATATAAAACTATTTAAGATATGGAGGATATTAAATAATGGCTTTTTGGTCGGATGCATATACAGAGATGGAGCCCAAAAGAGTATATCGATGGCTCATGTACATGGGCGCTGTTCCAGCTTGGATGGTTAAGAAGGTTGCAAAACCAAGCTTCGAGGTTACCACTGCGGAACACAAATATTTGAATCATACTTTTTACTACCCAGGTAGAGTTCAGTATGAAACGGTCGATATTACTTTAGTTGATCCGGTTCAACCCGATGCGGCGGGAACCATGATGGAGATCTTAAAACATTCTGGGTATACCCCCCCAGCGGAGAATGAAACTAATACAATATCCAAGCAGTCTGCGACCAGAGCTTTAGGGTCGGTTAAGATTCAACAGATTGGTCCTGGCAACATCGAAACCCGCGCAGGGAAAGTTATTGAAGAGTTTACTTTTCATAATGCTTGGGTTTCAAAGGTTAACTTTGGCGAGTTGGACTACGAGAGTGACAATCTGGTTGATATCACTTTGACTCTCCGTTATGACTACGCGACCTTGAGCGATGCCAGCGAGGCCATCGGCCGCGCCGTCGAAGGTCTTCCTTGGGGCTAACAGGAAAACTATTTAAATTAATTGATATGGAGGAATAATGTCGATTCGAAATAATGAAGATCGTCTCGGGGCAAAGGCCCCAGACGAAAGCCCACCCATCCCACAAACACATCAAGAAACATCAAACGAATCAGCTTCCGTTTTCTCCTTTGCAGTCCCAACCGAAATTGTCGAACTTCCTTCTGGTGGTAAATACTATCCAGAAGGCCACCCTTTGAGGGGTGTCGATACAATTGAAATCAAACACATGACTGCAAAGGAAGAAGATATCCTAACTTCTAGGAGTCTTCTTAAGAAGGGGGTAGCGATTGATCGTTTGTTGCAAAGCGTTCTGGTTGATAAAAGAATCAATACGGATGATTTGTTGATTGGGGATAAGAATGCACTACTTGTAGCAACTCGTATTGTGGGATACGGGGCAGACTACGAGACAAATATAACGTGTCCCGCGTGTGCAACAACAATGAAGAACTCTTTTAATCTCGCGAAGCTAGAGATATCAGAGCCCAAGCTGGGAGATGGTATTAGTAAAAAGGGAAACAACTTTTTGATCAAACTTCCGAAGACTGAGGTTGAGGTTGAAGTTCGTTTGTTATGTGGAAGGGATGAAAAGTTCCTTGCAGAAGCGACGAATATGAAGAGAAAGAACAATCTACCAGATTCTGCTTTAACTGATCAAATCAGAATGTTTGTTGTTGCCGTTAATGGCCATACGGACAAACAATCGATCAATAACTTTATTGAGAGTGTTCCAGCTATTGATTCTCGTCATTTGCGACGTTCTTACGAGAAGGTCGTTCCGAACATTGATATGACACAAAACTTTGTTTGTAATAACTGCAGTTATGACGCTGCCATGGAGGTGCCGCTTAGTGCGGACTTTTTTTGGCCTAAGTAAAGATTACATGAAGAATGTCTATGAACAGTTCTTCTTTTTGAAATACCATGGAGGTTGGAGTTTTACGGAAGCATATAGTCTTCCAGTCGGTCTGAGAAAGTGGTTTGTTGAACGGTTGGTTAAACAGCTAGAACAAGAGAAAGAGCAAGTAGACAAGGCAAATAAGAAATCTAAGTAATTTTGGATTTTCAATGAAGAAGGGTCGGAAGTGTTTCCGTCCCTTTTTTGTTTTTCACAACTAATTATAAGAGAGATTTATTCTGGAGGAGACAAAAGTGGACAATACTATTAAAGAAGACAAGATGGCACCGATCGTAATTGACTTAACTCAGCGCAACAATATTGATGAAAGTTGGCTGAGAATGTTTGGGGAAAATATCAAAGGCATCCTTAAGGCAATGTTTGGTGGCTTATCTATTCCAGTCCAAGTAAAGGGATCCTCCCGTGATATTAGATCTTTCATTGGCGCTCTAGGGGGAGAGAAGAAGTATATATCAACACTCAAAAGATATGGCTTAGACAACCCCAGAACATATCGCTCCAGGGCCGAATTGTCCCGCGCCACATCTCAGTTCGAAAGAAGTACAGGAATCAAATGGCCCTTTAAATAAGGAGCTTTCTTAAAGAATGCTTACCGTTGCTCTTACATTTCTAATTCTCGCAACCCTTCTGGGCATACCTGCGCTTGCAAGTTCGACTGAAGAAGAAGCTGCAGCAGCACTAAATTTGAAGAGACACCTTGAAGGGATCAAGAAACTTAGGCGAGAAATCGACGCAACCCGCAAATATGATGTAGAAGTATCAGAGAAATTAGCGCAACTTGAGGACGAGCGCCGCTTGGCTGGCGAGGAAGCGCTTTCTGCTGCAGAAAGCCAACTCCAAGAAGCAAAATTATTACTGGACGTCCAGAGGGAATCCAGTCAAGCGCTTGAGTCCCAGCTTGAAGCTCTCGTGGATTCAATCAAATATCGTCAAGACGAGCTTACCACCGCCCGAGCGAAGGGTGTATACGACGCCGCCGCCCTCGATGCGATGGAGGCTGCGATTGAGAATGATAGACAACGGGCCATCGCCGCGGAAGCAGAATTAGACGCCTTAGATGACGCGATCCAAGCTCAACGAGTATTAACTGCTGAAAAATACAAGACAGCAGAAGCAGAAAGAGAACTTGGGGACATG